ATAAAGTTGAAATTCAAAAAGATAATATTACAGAGATTGAAGAAAAAGAACCGGTAGAAGAACCTATTATAATTGATGATGCTTCAGGTGAATCTATACCTCCAATATCTAAAGGTAAAAGAGGTTTCCCAAATAGGAAGTCAAAAGAATTAGAACCTAAGTATGATTATGAAGCGGAGTTAGCATTTAAACAAAAAGGTGAGTGATGAGTATATTAGATAAAATTAAAAAGAATAGTTCAATTAAAGATTCAGCTATTCTATCCAAATCAAAATTCTTTACACAAAAGGATATGATTTCAACTTCTGTGCCAATTATTAATGTAGCACTTTCTGGTCGTTTAGATGGTGGACTAACACCAGGCCTTACAATGTGGGCTGGTCCATCCAAACATTTTAAAACTGCCTTCTCATTGTTGATGGCAAAATCTTACTTGGACAAATATCCCGATGCGGCTCTTTTATTCTACGATAGTGAGTTTGGTACTCCTCAGAGTTATTTTGACAGCTTTGGTATCGATACCGAGCGTGTACTGCACACTCCCCTCACAGATATCGAACAACTCAAATCAGACATTATGCAACAACTTTCGATTGTTGATAGGGGCGACCGATTAATTATTGTTGTTGATTCGATTGGTAATTTGGCCTCAATTAAAGAAGTTAATGATGCAATGGATGGTAAAACTGTTGCCGATATGACCAGAGCTAAATCGGTTAAATCATTATTCAGAATGGTTACACCACACCTTTCAATCAAAGATATTCCGATGATTGTAGTAAATCATACTTACATGGAAATTGGAATGTTCCCTAAAGCAATCGTTGGTGGCGGTACAGGCTCTTATTACTCTGCTGATAACATTTTTGTTATTGGTCGCCAACAAGAAAAAGAAGGTACAGAAGTTGTTGGTTACAACTTCATCATCAATGTAGAAAAGAGTAGATATGTTAGAGAAAAATCTAAAATTCCTGTTACGGTTCGTCATGATGGTGGTATTAGCAAGTGGAGTGGTTTACTTGATATTGCACTTGATTCAGGTCATGTTGTTAAACCATCCAACGGTTGGTACTCTAAGGTGGATTCAGACGGTGTTATAGAAGATAAGAAATATCGTATTAAAGATACTGATTCTTCCGAATTCTGGTTACCAATTCTAAAACAAAAATCTTTCCAAGAGTATGTACAAACCACATACCAAATTGCTTCTGGTAGTATCATGCAAGAAGATACTGTTGATAAAGCTTTTGAGTTGGAGACCACAAACGGAGTAGAAGATGATTGAAGGACTTGATTATTGTTTTATCTACCCAAAAGATGATGGTACAGCAGTTCACATTCGGTTACTTGAAGGTGAATACAAAGGTACCACTTTTAAATATGGTAAGGTAAAGTTCAAAGAAGAAAATGACCAAGTCTATTTACTTTTTGCTTATGATGTGTTAGAATCTACAGTAGACAAGCCAAGAAAATTGGAAAAAGATGACAAGTTTAAAAATTACCTAGGTGATTTACTTGTTGAAATTATGGGTAGTAACATTGAACAGGAAGTAATTGATGAAGTTGGAACAAGCGATACTGAAAAATCTGGTCTATAATGAGGACTATCTAAGAAAAGTTTTACCATTTATTAAACCAGATTATTTCTCGGACAGAACCGAGAGGACTATTTTTAATGAAATTACATCATTCACGGAATCTTACAATAATCCGCCATCGATTGAAGCGATTGGAATTGCCATCAAAGAGAGGAACACTCTCACGGATGACGAAGTTAAGAACTGTGAAACTTATCTCCAAGAAATTGAGGCTAATCGCACAGCAGAAGCCGAGATTCAATGGCTTGTTGACAAGACCGAAAAGTTCTGCCAAGAGAAGGCGATATACAATGGTGTATTACGGGCTATTTCAATTCTCGATGGTAAGGACAAAAGCCATGACAAAGGTGCAATTCCCACTATATTATCGGACGCTTTGGCCGTCAGTTTCGATACAACCGTAGGTCATGATTACTTAGAGAACTCTGATGAACGATATGAATTTTACCACAGAAAAGAAGAACGTATTCCATTCGATTTGGAATGCTTCAACAAGATTACTAAAGGTGGCCTTCCTACTAAAACTCTTAATATTGCTTTGGCTGGAACTGGTGTTGGTAAGAGTTTATTCATGTGTCATGTCGCTGCGGGCGCCATGGTTCAAGGCAAGAATGTATTGTATATCACATTGGAGATGGCAGAAGAAAAGATTGCAGAACGAATTGATGCGAATCTTCTCAATGTAACTTTAGATGACCTCATTGATTTACCAAAAGATATGTATGACAAGAAGGTTGCTCGTGTCCGTGAGAAATGTACTGGCAAACTTATCATCAAAGAATATCCAACCGCTTCGGCTTCCGTAACACACTTTAGGACATTATTAAATGAACTTAATCTTAAACGTAGTTTTGTACCCGATATTATCTTTGTTGATTATCTTAACATATGTTGCTCTTCTCGTATTAAAGCCGGTGCAAATATTAATTCCTATACCTATGTTAAATCGATTGCAGAAGAACTTAGAGGTCTTGCGGTTGAGCATAATGTACCTGTGGTTTCTGCCACGCAGACTACTCGCTCAGGATTTACAAGTAGCGATCCAGGTCTTGAGGACACCAGTGAATCATTCGGACTCCCAGCCACCGCAGACTTAATGTTTGCTTTGATTTCTTCTGAAGATTTGGAAGAAATGGGACAGATTATGGTGAAGCAATTAAAGAATCGTTATAACGACCCAACTTATTATAAAAGATTTACAGTTGGTGTTGATAGATCCAAGATGAAACTATATGATGTAGAACAATCTGCTCAACAAGGTCTTGCTGATGCTGGCCATGTAGGTGCTCATAATAAAATTAAACATGAAAAGAAATCATTTGAAGGCTTTAAAGTATGAAAAAAATAAAAAAAGTTACATACCATTATGATGATGGTACAAATGAAACTTTTGATGTGAATAATAATTTCAAAAAAACAGAATTTCGTTCTGGAATAACATATGAGCAAGTAAAAGAATTGTTTGAATATGATAAATTAAATGGTGGTCTAATATGGAAAAAAGCCAATAAAAATTTGATTGGAAAAAAAGCAGGTAGTCAAGAAAAAGAACATGGTTATAATCGAGTTTGTATAAACGGAAAAACCTACAGAGAACACCATGTGGTTTGGTTATGGCATTACGGAGAATTACCAAATTGTATCTTAGACCACATCAACCAAAAAAGAGATGATAATAGGATTGAAAATCTCAGAAAAAGTGATGCCTCTTCAAATAATGTAAATCGTGGTATAATGAAAAATAACACCTCAGGATATACTGGTGTAAAATTTGTGGGCAAAAAATGGTTTGCCGAAATTACTAGAAATAAAAAAACTATACGTCTAGGTAATTTTATTACAAAAGAAGAGGCTATAATAGCAAGAAAAACCGCTGAGAAAAAATATGATGCAATTAACTAGAGACCAAGCACTTCATTGTGCCAAAGTATTTGATGATTACTTTAGTAATATTGGAAGTACCGAAGAATACATGCGTGATGAGAAGCTAAAGAATGTGGCTAATATGCCATCTTCTTTGTTTCCTATTGAAGATGATTTGTTCTCTGATTTCTCCATGCACCCAAATGACATGGATATTCAAGTATGTGAAATACCAAATGAAACTTGGGAATCATTACTTGCCATTACCAGTTCCCACATTAATAAATCTCCAGTTGGTAAAAATATACAATTGGCAGTTATGGAAAAGAACTCAGGAAAGATTCTAGGATTCATTCGTTTAGGCTCACCAGTCATCTATATGAAACCCCGTAATGACTACCTAGGACAAGTTTGGATTCAACAGGAAGATACTGCCAAACGATTCAATGCTTCTTGTGCCATGGGTTTTGTAATTGTACCATCTCAGCCATTTGGATTTAACTATCTTGGTGGTAAACTTCTATCTGCTATTTGTACCAGCCACGAAGTAAGAGAAATCTGTAATAAGAAATATGGTATGAATCTTTGCCTATTTGAGACCACCAGTTTGTATGGTACAACAAAGAACGTATCACAATATGATGGCATGAAACCCTATATTCGTTTTAAAGGTTTGACTGAATCTGATATGGTACCGATGATGCACGGTCAAAGATACCATGATTTGAAGAACTATGTGGAGAATATTACTGGAGATTTGTTGGCAGGTGATACATCGACCACCAGTAGAAAGTTAAGAACATTTACCAAAATTATTGCCTTAACAAAAGCCGCATTAAAAGGAACAACCGAAGGTAATGCTTTCAACATAACGATTGAGAACGCTAAAAAGTTGACAGAAAAGAAAAGATATTATACTTCTGATTATGGGTTTAAGAATACAGTAGATTATATGAACTGTAAAACTGATGAACTTTTACCTGGTGAAAATTACGATAAACATAAGTTGAGTAATATCATTGACTGGTGGCGGAGTAAAGCTATAAATAGATATGAAACTCTTAGAGCAGAGGGTAGGTTAAGAACAGAATTAGAAATCTGGACTTCAGGTAAAGATATTCAAATTATAAGATAAAAAATGGCTACTGACGCAACTGCAAAACTAAAACAAAGGAATCCAACAGTTCTTATAAAATTATTAGGAGAAAAAAAATATAATTTTACTGTTGAAGGAACTAAGGATACTAGTGCAATAAGATTGATTGTTTACACTCCAAATAGACTTAAAGATCAACCAAAATTTGAAGAAGATTTGACTAAATTATCAAAAATTAAAAATAATAATTTATCTTGGGAATCATCAGAATCAAAAAATTCATCTTCAAAAACCATTACGCCTACTGAAGTTACTATCAAAGATAAAAAATATATTCTCGTATTTAAACCACTCTCTAGTGATCCAGGAAATACTAGCTCATCGGATAAGTATGGAAAATTAACAATAAAATTAAAACCTTCCGA